AAGCCGAGTGCGATGTAGTTAATCATTCTTGCCGATGGAATGAAAAATTGTTGGAGCTCACGAATCCGTTTTCAGTCGGCTTCGGATGGCGAACAGCAGCAGTTTGAATTGCCGCACTCGTGACAGGGAATGTAGAGGCATCCGCCCGGGTTCATATGCCCCTGCTGATTGAGAATGTCGTCGCGACATCCATCGCAGGACAGACTTGTTTGTCTGAGCTTCTCCTCGATCTCATCGATAGGTGACGGAGGCAGATTTGGGAGCTTGATTGAGTCCCGGCACTCTGGACAGTGAACATCGTCCTCGCCCTGGGTCGGGAAGTAGCTCTTGCAGGAGCGGCAGTGGCCCTGAAACCAGAGGTTGCACCAAGCGAACGCCTCGCGAACATCGCGCTCATGACGGCGATTGCGCAACCATTTCTGGATGACGACTGCGGCGTCAACGTGGCACTCACCACAGCAGCGAGTCTGGTCCTTCGAGGTGAAGTGCTCGTGACACGATGCACATGACCGTTCATGGTGTGAAGTCACCGAGCTTGGGCGCGGTGGGAAGTCGCAGTTCTTGCGATGGTATTCATCGTCATCGCAAACACGAATGCCGCGATCATAGTCCCACTCGCCAGAGCACACGTGCTCTGCGGCTCGGCGCCGAGCATGACCGTCAACCAGAGATGGAGGACATGTGCAATCCTCCGTCCACCTGCTCTGACCGCAGTCCTCATCATTTGAGATTGGAGACTCGCAGCCAAACCTCTCGGCCCAGCAGTTTGAGCAGTAGCCGTTTGCGCCGCAATAAATATCGTTGCCGCATCCCGGGCATTCGCTTGATTCGTAGGAGAGCGACTCCATGTGCTCATTGCACAGACCCCCATTGTAGTCAGTTTCGTTGGTGCAGTTGTCGTTGGTGCAGTAGTAGGTGTGCTTGTTCATCTTGGCGTTGTTGAAGAGAGGTGTGTCGTAGGTACGCTTAGACATTTTGGGGGGCTCTTACCGTCTTCGTAAGAGTGGAGGATCCATTTTCAGAATTCTGGAATACGAACGTATGCTTGACTCGAGAAAGCGAGTGTCCTTCCCAGCAATATAGAAGTTGATATACTGAGTATGAAGCTGCTTGAGAGCCTTATGAAGGTTGCGGGACCTGAATTCATAGGGGCTAAGTGTTCGCAGTCGAAGACTACGCTGATGATCCGTTCCATATGAGGTATGACCGCGTAAAAGTAGCTCCATCGCCAGACGTTGAGATTCCATAACTTATCTTATGCTCTGAGTTGGTGATTTCGTTTTTATTCGCATGTGGTTATAATGAGCACCCCCGGAGTTAACCCTGCGCTTTCTGCACCCGCGCCTTCACCTGCCCCCCAGCAGCCCGCATCCTTCTGGTCTGTTGTGACGATTATCCTTGGTTCGTTTGGTGGAGTGTTTGCGTTCCTCCTCCACGCCGCCGCCGCGAAGCTGTCGTACGATAAGTATCAGTCCCCCTTCTGGGCGGTGATTGACTTCTTCTTCGGGAGCATCTACATTCCGTATTACGCATTCTTCCTGAACACGCCCTCGCAGCAGCCTCTCATGGGTGGTCGCCGGCGCCGGTGATTTTCACGCAGCACTAGAATATAGTCAATGATCCCGCTTCGCACCTGGGGAAAGCATCTGATTCTCGACGCTGCCGGTCTTGGTGGACATACGATTCGCAACCCTACCGTGATTCACGACTTCACCAAGACGCTCGTTAAGCGCATCGACATGGTTGCATATGGCCATCCGCAGATTGTTCGGTTTGGTTCGGGTAACAAGCAGGGTTATACGCTCGTTCAGCTGATCGAGACGAGCAACATCTGCGCGCACTTTGTGGAAGAGAACAACTCCATGTATTTGGATGTGTTCTCCTGCAAGGATTTCGACCCTCTGGTTGTGAAGGATACGGTTGAAGAGTATTTCGAGGCGAAGAATACGGTTATGAAGGTATTGACTCGTCAGGCTCCGGTGGATGAGGTGCGTCCTGAGTGTCTTTGTCTGCGCTAAGGAGCGATAAACTCGGGGCAACGGCCATCGACAGCCCGAGTAGCATTACGACAGTCCTTGACGGTCGGTGTGCTTCCGACTGCGAACACCGGCACTTCGGGAAACATATCCTTACCATTCGTGAACCCCTCCCACGTGGTTGAGAACGTCGCCATCGGTCCACCTGTTGCACCGGGAATGCACTTCTCAGGTCCAGATACGCATCCAACACCCGGGCAATAGACCATCGATCCAGGGCACTGAACGCCGGGTGCCTGAAACGACACATATCCGGCAAGTACGAGAATAAGGAGTGCAATGAGAATCCACTTCTTCATTTGTCTTACATGAAGTTCTTTTTCACCCAGTTACGGTCAGCCTTAAACGTCTTTGACCGAGTCGGCGCAGTGCGCTTCGTATAGATCGCAACCGCATTGAGCTTGCGGAACGTGGACAGCGGTCCAAACTTGTGCACAACACGCCTCAACGTATTATGCCGAGCTGGCGCCTTTTCAGTTGCATTGTATCCAAGAAGCGTCCCCTTCTTAAGAGGTCCGATACCGGACTCCTTATGAACAGTTGACCACTTCCCACGTTCTCCGCGATCAACCATGGTTGTCGGGCGGACATAGTACTTAGTTCCCCTGCGGGTTGCATGATATCCCTTGCGCCGAATGGTTCCCATTTATACGAACACACGAAAACTTATGATGTTGGTCCAGATGGCGGAGGGGGCGCTGGTTGCGAAGGAATCTTAGGTGCCGGAGCAACCGGTTTGGATTGAAATGCCTTGATGAATCCGAACATTTGTTAGTCCACAGGATTTTCGTTACGCTTAGCACACGCTTTGCACCCCGGGGACTCCGTTAGATTCGGCCGGACAAAGAATAAGTATAAAAAGATGATGAGAACCACTGCAAGTATCCACTCCCACATTTATCACTTGCCTAGAATACCATTTGCACATTCCGTACATGCGAATCCAGATGTATAGGCCCTCCTAAGATGTTCGTATCTACGGTCATATGAGCCACAGTAATCACATGTTTCGATCGGGTCCACCGGTGTTTCGCTCACAATCACACCATCTCGAATCACGCGACGAAAGAGAGTCAGTCCGACCCTGGCCACACAACACTGGTTCGTAGGTCCCGAACGAACTACGCGTTCAGTCTTTGTCGGGTTTGCGCGCATATACTCGATTGCTGCGAGCCAGTTCTTTTCGGGCACCGTGCTGGTGAAGTATGCGCATGAATATCGCGTTCCATGATAACATTGAGGACAGAACGACTCGGCACATCCAGTACATACTGGTAGTCCATTCTCTGCATGCGTAGTTAGTGAATCTTCAAAGCAATTAGGACACGTCATTTCAGCCGCTTCTCCCATCGTATTATTATTTAAATTCGTTTTTAGTAGTAAGGATGCCTACGTTGCGTCAGAAGGTGGATGTGTTCTGTAAAGATTCAGGTGCCGAGGTCGCTGCTACGGACAAGCTCCGGGCACAGATTAAGGATTTGAAGACCAATCTTAAGAGTGTGAAGGCCGAGCACAAGAAGGAGCTGAAGGCCGTCAAGGAAGCGGCCAAGACCCAGAAGGTGAAGGCCGCGCCCCAGAACACAACTCGCAGGGTCAAGCTCACTGAGGAGCAGAAGGGCCAGAGGAAGCGCGAGAAGGAGGTCACCAGGGAGCTGAAACTGGCCGAGAAGTTGAGGGAGAAAGAGGCAGTCAGGGCGCAGAAACTGGTCGAGAAGGCGGCCAAGGCGGCCGAGAAGGCAGCGAAGCCTAAGACCCCGCGCGTTAAACCAACCATGCCTGCCGCGGAGCCTGCTGAGCCGATGATGCCCGGACCCGTTGCGGCGCCTTCGTTAGCCCCTGCACGAGGTGGACGTCGGACACTTCGTCGTCGTCCTACGATGCGTTGGTGAGGTTTACAAGAAACTCCCGACCTCAGAGTAAATGTCCGATACTGCGTCTGTTCCTGCTCCGGTGGAGGTTGAGGCCCCTGCAGTTCCTGCGGTTGAACCCGCACCTGCACCCGCTCCGTCAGAGCCCACTCTGTTCGATTCGATTGACTGGAAGAACCCGGTCCCCGGTGTGACGAAGCTCGCTACCCACCTGCAGTCACTTGATATGATGACCCCGAAGGAGCGCCTGACGCTTCTCCAGGCGAGTCTTCTCCACGTCGTCAATGCGTCAGCAATGTCCGATGCTGAGAAGGATGTTGCGCGTATTTTCATCAACACGATGCTCCCGCATGTTGTGGATTCGGTTGCTGCGGCGGTTCAGGCGAGTGCGAAGATTGCTGCCGTCGAGAAGAAGGCCGAGGATATCCTGATGAACCAACCCCGCATCACGGTGAAGAGCATTGAGACCGTTATCGCTGATGCCGCTAAGCGGAAGTGGTGGTGCTGCTAAACCGTCTTCACTTCATTGACCTACTACTCCTAATGGGTATCCCGTTTTACGTAGCGTCCCTCTTGCGGACGCATAAGCATATTCAGAAGCGTTATGATACATTTGAAGCCGATGTTCTCTGCATGGACTTCAACTGTTTCTTACATAAAGCCATTAAGGAGGAGGACCCGATTGGAAGTGTGATTACTGAGTTGCGGACATATCTCGAGCGGATGCGATACAAGACGCTCTACTTGGCGTTCGATGGTCTGGTTCCGTATGCGAAGATGGTCCAGCAACGCTATCGCCGGTTCAAGACGCCGGAGAACGTAGAGAAAAACCAGCTGTCCCCTGAAACTCCGTATATGAGGGAGTTGGTGCGCGAACTGCGTAAGGCTTTCCCACAGGCTGTGATATCAGGAACAGATGAACATGGCGAAGGGGAACATAAGATTTTTCGATGGTTGCGAACAATTGACCCATCCGAGCGAACCACTGTTGCATTGTACGGCTTGGACGCTGATTTGGTGCTCATCGCTCTTGCACAACGTTCACTCGGGAATCTATTCCTTCTTCGAGACGAGGATGCCTTTTCGATTTCCGCCCTGGCGAATGTTCTGCCTCTCCCCGTAGATGACTACGTCAAGCTATGTATTCGCTACTTTGGAAACGACTTCATGCCCTCAGTATCGATGTTTTCGTTGCGCGAAGAAGGCCATGGTCGCGCACTCCGCATGACCGAGCCAGTGAAGATGGAAACCAAGGTGCTAATTGATCGCAGAAAGCCACATGATGCACATATTGTGGCGCCGGATGGACTTGGGCTTGAGCAGAGGGTCGGTCTGTTGATAGATGGCGTCATCGATTGGGCACCGGTATGCGAGGCTTACTGGAAGACCTATGCATGGACGCTTGAATACTTCACAACCTCCGTGGTTCCGGACTGGTGTTGGTTCTATCCGTATTCCGAAGCTCCACTCCTTCAGACACTGGAGGACTTTGAACAGCCAGTGATCCACTGGGAACATCCAACACCTCCATTTCACGTTGGTCATCAACTTCAGTTCATTTTGCCGTGCGCGTCATTGCGCAAGGCCAAACGCCGTGTTATGTTTATCGACGAACACTACGATGAAGAACGGGATACTCGCCATCCATGGATGCGCAGATACACATGGGAAACCGATCCGTATATGTCGTTACCCTGGGACCCTGCACGGCCTCTTACTTCCGTAGTCGAAGTCCAAATGGAGTCATCATCATCCTAGATCCAGAACCTGCCTGAAGAATGGGCCGAGCAGTTGGAATCTCCTGTGGGCCTAGCTGAACAATAACAACATCCTCTGGGATAATGATCTCAAACTCATTGGTCCGCGGGGTCATGTAACTGTCTTCAATCTTCTTCATCTGGTGAATCTTCTTCATCGCGGCCAACCCAGATGCATCCTGAAATGACCTCCAATGACGCGTGATGTGGTTAATATAGGTAATCCTAAACGACCTCGCAGTGTTAAACTGGACATTCTTTCGAAGACGCTCGAAACAGGAAGCAACCGTGAGATACAATGGTTTGTTTAGACGTCGATTGACGTCATTATGAGCTCGCAACGTGAACAACATGAAGTTAGCCCGCGAATACATCATGTTCGGAAACTGTGCGCGGTAATTATGAAGTAGCTCAGTAAAATGCGCCTGACACGACGGACAGGTGATGGTATCCCTGAAGAGATCAAGCCATGTAGTCATAAGCTGACGTTCAGATTCTATCGGAGTATCGGGATACAACGATGCGACTGAATGTAACGCCATCCATCCTAATGGCCCCCAAATAGCCGTCATTAGTATACGTTACGAAATCATTCCTGCTTCCGTGCCGCCTTCAAGAATGCTCATCATCAGTTCGCGAGGCGCCTTGTCGCTCACAGGCAGATTTGAATTCTTCAGCTTATCGCGGATTTGACGGTCACTCATGTTCTTCAATGTTCCCTGAATCTTCTTACGTTTCTGCTGCTCACCCTTACGAGTAAGAATGCGAATGGTTGGCTTGAAGGGAGGACTCTTCGCAGGGTCCTTCACTCCCTCGATCTTGCGAGCGGTCTTACGGAGAATACCCTGAGGGAAGGTGCGAGTCTTCTTTTGAGTCTTCTGACGTGGGGCCTCATGTCCCACCTTACTAATTTTCATCTCGGACATCCCTTTACTCAAAACGGATAAACCTTATTTACAGGCTAACCGGGGCATTCTAGTACCATGGAGTGGGAAGCCGTTAACGCTTACTTCGCAAAGGGTGTTCGTCGTCTTGTAGACCATCAGATCGATTCGTTCGAGGACTTCATCCGCAATAAGCTCCCGCTCATCGTCCAGTCAACTGCTCCAATCACTGTATGGCATGAACAGGATGAAGCAACCAAGAAGTATAAGTACGAGTTCCGCCTGTCCTTCGAGAACGTCACCTACCTCAAGCCCCGTCTACAGGAGGCCACTGGTCGTGTGAAGCCCATGCTGCCGATGGAGGCACGTGTTCGCAACTTCACCTACGCAGCCCAAATGCATGCAGACATTCGATTCGTAGCCCGCACCTACAAGGGGCCCCTGCTCGACACCTTTGATGAGGAGTTCCGCGTCTTCGAGGGAATCAGCCTAGGTAAGCTGCCGGTGATGCTTGGCTCTTCGCTCTGCCTCCTTAAGGATTACCCGGTTGCAGCAACTGAGATGGGAGAGTGCTCACACGACCCACTCGGATACTTCGTGGTTCACGGATCTGAGCGAACGATCTTGTGCCAAGAGAAGGTGGCTGATAACCGCATCATGATCTTCCAGAACAAGAAGACCTCGTCCAAGTACCTGTATTCGGTCGAGATGAAGAGTCTACATGAATCCTTCACAACTCCGCCCAAGAAGCTGGAGATCAGACTGTCGTCCAAGTTCAACGGCTTCGGCTACCCGATGGTCGCTTGTGTTCCTCGGTTCCGCGAGGACATTCCGGTCATGATCTACTTCCGGGCATTGGGTGTGGTTGACGACCGCACGGTAGCACGCATCATCTGGGGCGACGAGAAGGATTCACATGTCGAGCTGTTGGGTGCATCGTTCCGAGATGCGTCCGAGATGGGTATCTTCACACAGGACGATGCTGTTCGATACCTGACCAACCACCTCCAATACGGAACTAACCAGGAGGACAAGTGTGCATATGTCCAGCATCTGCTCACGACCGAGCTTCTGCCGCACGTCAAGTTTGCGGGGGAAACCACTACGCCCGCGGTGTTGAACGCCCGCCGAACGATGCTGATGGGCTCGATGATTCGTAGGTTGCTTCTGACCTACTGCAAGCACATCCCGCTGGATGACCGTGATGCATATCCGAACAAGCGCGTGGTCACGACTGGTGCGCTGCTTACTCATCTGTTCCGTCAGCTCTTCCAGAAAGTATGCAATGATACGCGTAATGAGTTCGTTCAGGAGGTCAACAACGACACCTGGAAGAAGGCCGGTCAGCCACTGGAGATTCTGAACATCAACAATTTGTATAAAATCCTCAAGGTGTCGACCATCGAGGGCAAGATGAAGCAGGCTCTGGCTACAGGCAACTTCACAGTCCAAGGCATGGGTACGAACAATTCGACGTCGTTGTCCAATGCGACCAAGGTGGGTGTCTCACAAGTTCTGGCGCGTATGTCGTATGCAGCCACGCTAAGCCACATCCGCCGCATTCAGACACCGGTGGAGAAATCAGGTAAACTGCTGGCGCCTCGCAAGCTGCACGGAACCTCATGGGGATTCATGTGTCCTGTGGAAACTCCGGAGGGCCATTCGGTTGGTATCGTGAAGACGATGTCGCTTCTGACCTCCATCTCACAGCACGTCCCATCATCCACGGTCCTCCACTTCTTAGAGAAGGCAAACGTGACGTGGATCACAACGCCCAAGGTCTACGACGGTACATCCATCACCGTGAACGGTGTTCTGGTCGGATACACGTCTGACCCGCTGACGGTCGTGAATTCCATGCGCGCGGCTAAGCAGAGTCTGCGCCTTCACCCGCATACGTCGATTGCCTGGTATACTCTGCTCAACTCGATTCTGATTGAGACAGATGGTGGTCGCGCGGTTCGTCCGGTGTTCCGCGTATGCGCTGCGGAGCCGGTGGGCGAGGACCGCAAGGATTGGAATGCCTGGCTGCGGTGCTGCGTAGAATACATCGATGCATCGGAAACGGAGACACTTCGCATTGCTCTTACCAAGAAGGAGGTGACGACGCACTCGCACTATGAGATTCACCCTTCAATGCTGGTTGGCCACATGGCGGGCACGATTCCGCTATCGGACCACAATCAGTCACCCCGTAACACCTATCAATCAGCTATGGGCAAGCAATCCATGTGTGTCTACGCGACCAACTTCGCCAAGCGCCTGGACAAGAATGCCTACGTGCTCTGTTCCATCAGCCGCCCGATCGTCGAAACACGGTCCATGAACATTCTGAAGATGCAGGAGATGCCGTTCGGAATGAATGCGATTGTCGCCATTGCCTGCTACGGTGGATACAATCAGGAGGACTCGATCATCATGAACCGGTCTGCCGTAAACCGCGGTCTGTTCCGCGGTCTGTACTATACGATGTACAAGGACGAGGAGCACCGTAATGTGACTTCGGGTCGTGAGGAGAAGTTCATGCGTCCTCAGAAGCACAATACGCGCAAGTTCAAGAACACAAGCTACGCAGCGATCAATGAGAACGGGATTCCGATGCTCCATGCGAACATTCAGGAGAACGATGTTGTGATTGGCAAGGTCGTGAACCTACGTCACGACACAGCGGGATACTCATTCCGCGATGCGTCGACTACGCACAAGAATGCAGAGCCTGGCCGTATCGATGGAGTGTGGCAGGACAAGAACTCAGATGGCTATCCCTTCGTCAAGGTTCGCGTAGTGTCCGAGCGTGTACCACAGATTGGCGATAAGTTCTCGAGCCGTCACGGTCAGAAGGGAACAGTGGGAATGCTTCTCGACGAGCAGGACATGCCCTTCACGGGTGCAGGTCTTCGGCCGGATCTGATTATGAATCCACACGCTGTGCCGAGTCGTATGACCATTGCGCAGCTGATGGAGTGTATCTTCGGTAAGGTCTGTGTTCGCAAGGGCACGCTCGGTGACGGGACGCCATATTCTCATCTGAAGGTCGAGCAGCTCCGTGAACAGATGTTGGAGCTAGGCATGCATCCCTACGGTAACGAGATCCTCTACAATGGACAGACTGGGGAAATGATGCAAGCGGAGATCTTCATGGGCCCCACCTTCTACCAGCGCCTGAAGCACATGGTGATCGACAAGAAGCATTCTCGTGCGCGTGGACCCATTGTGTCCCTGACTCGCCAGCCATGCGAGGGGCGATCTCGAGATGGTGGTCTTCGCGTTGGTGAGATGGAGCGTGATTGTATGATCTCACACGGTGCCTCTGCGTTCACGAAGGAGCGATTGATGGATGTATCCGATCCATTCACCACGGGTATCTGCAAGACCTGCGGAACTCTCGCAGTGGTCAATCAGCAGGAGGGACTGTATTCCTGCGGCTCATGCGGCAACAAGACGGACTTCGTTCAGAAGACGTTACCCTATGCAATGAAACTATGGATGCAGGAGCTGGAGGCTATGCACATTGTACCTCACATGGTCATGGAGTAGAGGGTACTAACGTACCCCAACTCACCGGAAACTTACTCTTAGTTAACTCACTTACCTGTCCCGCAACACTCCTAATTTCAGCTTGTGCATCGGGTCCCATTCGAAGGTGACACAGCCTAGCATAGGCAGCCAATGAACCTGTTTCAATAAACTCCGTCATCATATTCTGCGGAAGCACCATTCTCGCCTGCTCAGGTGGAATGTTGTTCTGCAACATGATCTTATATGCCGTCATGGCGTTCCTACACTGGGACATCATGAACTCCTCAAACTGATCCGTCTGAACATGGATATCATCATTACTCCCCTGCTTTTTGCCCGGTGCACGCGTCCTAAACTGGGGAATGTGAAACGTGGGATCATCATCTACATACCGACGACTGACCTCATTGCGAGAAAATCCAACCGTATGACGAAACCATTCGCGGGCCATCCAGATCGGCATCCTTAGTCGAAACCTCAACTGAGGATGGAAGAAGGGAGATGTATGGTCATGGTCGGCGAGATATTTGATCAACTTCGCATCCTTCTCCGTGAACTCATCCACATGCTTACCCAGCGAAACGCGTGCGGCATTCACGACAGTCAAGTCAGTACCAAACGTCTCAAGCAGCTCAACCTTGCAGTTCTCAAACATAGTTATACTCCGCGGTGTTTATGAAGGTCACACCATAGCTTCATCCGATAGCGAAACTGGGCGATACCGCCTACCCCAGATACGGTTCGCTGCATAAATCAAACATAAAACAACACTCACAAACCCAACGCATGCGATACCAAGGGCCAGACCTTGGTCGGTGTCCATTTTCACTTACTATGCGAGGTCTAGGTAAATGTCTCTCGAGGTGGTGATTGGACCTATGTTTTCGGGGAAGACATCCTACGCCATTGAAGTTGCAGCAATCTACATGTCGAAGAACATGCGCGTTCTAATCGTGAAGCCTACTCGCGATACTCGGTCTATTCCTAATCACATTACAACACACGATGGTATCTCACTCCCCTGTTTTGAAACCGGAACACTCAATGCGTTGACCAAAGAGTTTATGGCCAACTACGAAGTCATCATCGTTGATGAAGCCCAGTTTTTTCAGGGGCTGGTTCCCTTCGTAGAGTATACAGTCGACACTCTCGGGAAGGCAGTCTATCTGATCGGCCTGTCTGGCGACTCAGATCGGCGTCCGTTTGGCGAGATTCTCGATACGATTCCGCTGGCGAATGAGGTGATTAATTTGAATGGTCGGTGTGCATGCGGAGAGCCTTCCTTTTTCTCAAAGAGGCATGTATCTGGATATCCACAGATCGCAATTGGAGGTGCGGAGATGTACAGTTCAGTCTGTCGGGTCTGTTATCACAGGTAGAAGTTCTCACGCGAAACCGTCATGAAAAGATCCGGCTTTCCAGCGTTGAATGCACAGATCGACGCTTCTTCTGGACTTTCAACTGCGATGGGCCACATCAATGTATCACGACGGCATCCAAGAATCGGATCAAACATTACCCAGTCCGTAATGAAGTGAGATTGGTAAGGGCCAGACACATCATCGACCTCGAAGATCTTACAGAACTTGGCTGCCCACTCGCGCGTGATCATGTAACACTGAGCACCCCATGGATTCGAAACACCGACGTTGCGAATCAGGATGTGACCATGTGTATGGTAATGATCCCCCTGAGGGATGTTGATATACCCGAGGGACAAGATGTCGGTGTTCCCCTCTTTCATATACTCGGCCATTGAAGCTACAACCTCATTGAAGTACTTGTGAAATCTCACATCGTCTTCAATGATGATTCCCAACGGCTCTCCAGAATCCACCAAACGCTGCATGCACCGAATATGGCCAAGAGTGGCTGCGAACCCTGTAGGATAAGAGGTATCGCGTGCGAAACAGGTAGCTCCGCGGCGCACAACCTCTGGGTCGTCTTTCAGGGGAGATTGAACCAACTCGATGTCCAGGTTCAGCGGTGCTGCGGCAACTTTCAGACGTTCGCCGCGCCCGGGGTCACAGTTGACCGCATAGATGCGCATTTTTAAGGACAGTCGCCGAGCGTGTAGATTGTTGCTGAAGAAAATTTTGTTGCGATGTAGCATACAAACGATATGGGTGGCGGTCTTCTTCAGCTCGTCAGCTATGGTGCGCAGGACATCTACATCTCGGGCAACCCCCAGATCACGTTCTGGAAGGTGCTGTTCAAGCGCCACACGAACTTCGCCATGGAGTCCATTGAGGTGACCTTCAACGGCCAGGCGGACTTCAACAAGCGCGTGACGGCCATCATCAACCGTAACGCCGACCTGATGTTCCGCACGTACATCCAGGTGGTTCTCCCGGCGGTCCAGCTCGATGGCGGCAACAACCAGTATGTCCAGCGCTTCCGCTGGCTGAACTACATCGGCCACCGCATGATCAAGACGGTCGAGCTCGAGATCGGTGGCCAGCGCATCGACCGCCAGTACGGCGACTGGATGCAGATCTGGACCCAGCTGACGCAGGACCTGGGCACGGTCAAGGCGCTCGACGAGATGATCGGCAACACGCACGACCTCGTGCTGATGAAGGACCGCAAGGGCTATGC